TGCCCGGCAGAGTTCCTTGCGAAAACCACTACTTACAATCCAACTGGAAACTTTGGTGTAACAAGCCCCAACATGAATACTACACAGGCCAAGGCAGTGATGGCAGAGTTGGGATACTTTATCAGTCAATTCAACTATAGCTATGTTAGCGATGACCATACTCGCATTGGCAAATACGGTATGGACGCACAGTTCTTGGCAGATAATGGCTATATTAAACCTGACACAATAAGCAACTTTGGAGTTAATACACTAAGCAAACCTGTTGCCTGGACTGGTAAAGATAGTTTAACAAGTCAAGATGATTTCTTTAGTAGTCCAGCACTACAAGACTCTATTATGTATGCGGCATTGAGCAAGTATTACACGGAGTTAGTTGCGAACAAAGGTATATTGCCCACAGACGATGTTTGTACAGCAGCCGGTATGATGTTGGTAGCATATCAAATGCGTAGTAGTAATGCTGCCAAATCTTGGCGTGATACCGGAACTGTTAACGATGTTTATGGTAAGCCAGGTGAGGTCTATTATAATCACGGACGATATGCTATTGACGTTCTAGCAGCAGGCGGCGCTGTCAGCAGCATAGCACAAACAGTGGGGCTTGGTGGAGCAAATACTACAGGAATTGATCCCAATGACGTGTTCACATTCTCTACTACAGGATCAGGCACAAGAGACAACTTTGATCAACTCAGCAGTGAGTTTAAAGATGCTATATTAAAAATGGCACGAGACTTCAAAGCCAGAACTGGGGCTAAGATTGCTATCAGCAGCGCATACCGCAGCCAATCATACCAACAGTCATTGATTGATCGTTGGCAAGCAGCAGGTGGTGGACCAAATAATCCTACAGCAGGTGGCATCACTACTCCTTCACTGAAGAAGAGCGCACACACCGAAGGAGCAGCAATTGACAGTGGACAGATGCCATTGGTGGCAAGAACTGTTGATCTAGCACAATATGGCCTGCGTTGGGGTGGATCTTTTAGCAAAGCAGATCCTGTCCACATACAATTATCAAACTTTGCCTTACAATAAATATTACTATGGCCATTATATACAAGGGATTCAGTACAATAAATCGCAGCAAAAAGTTTCGAGCTAGCGATATTGACTTGGTTAAGCAAGACCTGCTAAATCATTTTGGTATCCGCAAAGGTGAGAAACTGATGCAACCCAACTTTGGCAGTATCATATGGAGCCTATTGTTTGAGCCCTTGACCGATAGTGTCAATGATCTAATAGTCAACGATGTTAAAAACATTGTAGGGTACGAACCACGTTTAGGACTTACAAATATCACTATAACAGGGCAAGATCACGGCATTCAAATTGAGCTCGATCTTGTGTTTATTCCCACCAATCAAACTACATCACTCAGCATGACGTTTGATTCTAACGCAAACAAGCTGACAACTAGCGGACTTTATTAATAAACTACGTAGATTTTGATTATAATAAATACATAATAACGGATGTATTTAGATGTCAATCACTACACGTCAGACTAACCTATTAGTAAACCAAGACTGGACACAGGTTTACCAGACTTTTAAGCAAGCTGATTTTACCAGCTACGACTTTGAAACTCTACGCAAGACCATGATCGATTACTTGCGTAACTACTACCCAGAAGATTTCAATGACTTCACAGAGTCCAGTGAATACATCGCCTTAATTGATCTTATTGCTTTCTTGGGTCAAAGTTTGTCGTTCCGTGCGGACATGAACGCTCGTGAAAACTTTTTTGACACAGCAGAACGCCGTGACAGTATTCTTAAACTTGCCCGCTTGATCAGCTATAATCCCAAGCGCAATATTGGCGCTAGCGGCTATCTAAAAATTGACAGTCTAAACACCACAGAAAATCTATTTGACAGCAACGGACTAAACCTTAGCAATCTTTTGATTTCATGGAACGATACTGCCAACCCAGACTGGCAAGAGCAATTCACTACAATTTTAAATGCTGCCTTGATCAGTAATCAACAAGTTGGCAAACCTGGTAATACCAATACTATCAACGGTATTCAAACAGATGAATATAGCATTAACTTAACTCCTGGAGTCATCCCTCGTCAAAGTTTTGATGCTATTGTTGAAAACACCAAGATGTCTTTTGAGGCAGTAGGTGCGTCTAGTGTTGGACAAAACTATGTCTACGAACCTGCTCCAATACCTACAGGAAAATTTAATATTCTGTATCGTAACGACAACTTGGGCAATAACAGCGTTAACACAGGATTCTTTGTCTACTTCAAGCAGGGCACACTGAGCACACAAGATTTTAACTTAGATCAAAGTTTGCCTAATCGTGTGGTCAACGTAAACTACAGCAACATCAACAATGACGATGTGTGGTTGTATCAATTGGACGTTAACGGAAATCCAACAACATTTTGGCCAGCAGTGCCGGCAGTAGCGGGTATCAATGTTATCTATAATCAAAGCAGTAACCGCAATCTATATCAAATTAATAGTCGTGCTAGCGATCAAATTGATTTAGTGTTTGGTGACGGCGCATTTGCTAATATTCCACAAGGTGTTTTCCGTTTGTACTATAGAACCAGCAACGGATATACCTATAAGATTACTCCGGACGAAATACAAAGCGTCACGTTAAGTTTTCCTTATGTTAGTAGAACTAACAAAGTTGAAACATTGACCATGACTGTGAGTTTGAACTATACAGTATCAAATAGTCAAGCACGTGAGAGCATTGACGATATTCGTACCAAAGCTCCTGCCAACTACTATACACAAAACCGTATGATCACAGGCGAAGACTACAGCCTGTTCCCTTACACAAACTTTAGCAGCATCTTAAAAGTCAAAGCAGTTAACCGCCAAAGCAGCGGTACAAGTCGTTTTTTGGATGTGCTAGATGTTACTGGAAAATACAGCAGCACAAACATTTTTGCGGCTGATGGTATATTGTATAGCCAATCACCTACATCCAGTGCTACATTTAGTTTTGTTACATCAACTGACATCTATCAAGCAATCTATAATGTAGTAGCACCGATCATTGCTGACAAGCCAATCTTACAATTTTACTATGCTAACTTTCCGCGTTATACTCCTCCGGCTGGCACAGCGTGGAGTCGCAGTTCAGCATTGGGTAATAGCAGTACTGGTTATTTTGTCAACAGCAGCAACCAAGTACAACAAATTGGCACAGGTGTTAGCAGCAACCTACAGTATATTACAACTGGTGCCATGGTACGCTTTAATGCTGGCACAGGAAATTTCTTTGACGCACAGAATCAAATTCAATCGGGCACAGCAACATATCCTAGCGAGCACAATTATCTTTGGGCCAGTGTTGTAAAGGCCAACCCAGGGTCAACAGTACAGTTGAGTCAAAATATACCTACAGGTGCTGTAGCAGACACAATCATTCCTGTGTTTAAAAATGCTTTGCCTACTGGTACGTTCATTGACCAAGTAGTTCGTTTACTACAAAGCTATCAAAATATTGGACTAAGTTATAACCCAACTAGTAAAGCATGGCAAATTATATTGCCAAAAGATTTGAATCTTGGTGCGTTTAGTTTGACACATCAAGGAGACACCACTGGCGCTGGACTAGACAGCAGTTGGTTAGTTGCCTTTACCTATAATGGTGTTGACTATAATATTGCTCACCGTGGTGTCGAATACGTATTCCAAAGTGCTGGCGAAACACGCTTCTATTTTGATCCAGATGTCAAAACGTTTGACAGTAAAACAGGTTTGACTATTACTGACCAAATCAGCGTACTAAAAACCAACAGTCAACCTGACAGCGCCAATCCAATTGGGCTAGATCAAGTTTGGTACATTTATAACAATATCATTAATCCTGACGGGTATGTTGACAATACACAGATATTGGTTACATTCCCTATGACCAACAATGACGGTGTGCCAGATGATCCAGATCTGTTTACCAACATCATAGCACCCACAGTTAATCCTTCTAAGAAATACGTTTTCTTTGAACAAGTATCAACTGACAATAATTTTATAACTACGGTTCCTGTAGACAATACAACCATTGTGACAGCATACGCAACTCAAGCTGCGGTATCGTCAAATTGGGGTTCATACCTTGACGGGCAGATATTTTATGCTACAACAGATCAAAAATTCTATCAATTGTCAATTAGTAGTAGCAATGTTAGAAGTTTAACTACGTTAACTAACTATGTTGCTGAAGTTGGTCGTCAAAGTCTACAGTTCCAATATCGCCATAGTAGCCCTAACGATCGTCGTATTGATCCGGCACCAAACAATATTATTGACATGTATATTTTGACAACACAATACAGTCAAGACTATCTAGCATGGATTCAAGACACTACTGGTACCGTAGCAGAGCCAAGTTTGCCTACTAACGACGAGCTTAAAACAGAGTATGGCACTGGTAGCACCAGCTTAGAAAACTACAAAGCAATCAGTGATACTATCATTTACAACTCAGGCAAATACAAACCCCTGTTTGGTGCTAAAGCAGATCCAAATCTACAAGCAACTTTTAAAGTTGTTAAAAATCCCAACGTCAACGTCAGCGATAACGATATCAAGAGTGGAGTTATATCGGCATTGAACGCATATTTTGATACAGCCAATTGGAGTTTTGGTGATACCTTCTACTTCAGTGAGCTCAGTACATATCTACACAATCAATTAGCGCCCAACGTTTCAAGCATTATCATTGTGCCAAACAGTACAGATATTGCGTTTGGTGGCCTGTTACAGATCAATAGCAACCCTAACGAGATTATGGTCAGCGCCGCAACAGCAGATAATGTACAGATTATCAGCGCAATTACAGCAGCACAAATTAATCAAACCCTAGCAGGATTGGGAATCGTAATTTAATATGGCACAAATTAAGACAGCAAATTTCTTACCAGAAGTATTTAGAACTGACGCAAACAAAAAGTTTTTAAATGCTACCTTAGATCAATTAGTAACACAACCTGACCTAAGAAATATTAACGGCTATGTTGGTCGTAAGTTTGCCCCTACATTTAAAAGCACAGACAACTATCAGCCTGAGCCCAGTGCCCTACGCCAAAATTATCAACTAGAACCCAGCGTTGTAGTCAAAGATAAAATTACGGACAATACAGAGTTCTTTAGCAGCTATATTGATCTGTTAAATCAAATTGATCACTACGGCGGATTTACCAATAATCAAACTCGTTTGTTTGCTAGCGAAAGCTACAGCTACAACGGTCTATTTGACTTTGACAAATTTGTTAACTTTAATCAATACTACTGGTTAGAAAATGGTCCAGATTCAGTATTGGTATTTGGAAATCAAGTTCCTACTACAGAGACATTTATTGTTACTCGTAATACAGCAACAGGTACTTATAATTTCAGCACACAGTCAGGAATTGATAATCCTGTAATACAGTTGGCATATGGTGGTACATATAAATTTGTTGTTGACCAACCCGGATACCCATTCTGGATTCAAACTGATCCTGGCACCAAAGGCACCAAGGCCAAACAGTCTAATTTGTCTAGCCGTGATATATTTGGTGTTACTAATAACGGTACCGATGTTGGTACTATTACATTCAGCGTACCGCAACCTACCGCTCAAGATTTTTATGTACGCATGGCCCTAGCTGGCACAGCAGACTTGAGCACAACACTACACTATAATCAAATACACAATCAGCTATTAAGCACAATCGTTACATCATCGGAAAGCGGTATTGATGGTGTAACGGCCTACAATCAATTACATTTGAAATCATTGATTTTTATCAATAAAGATCTTGACAACAGTTATTGGACAGTGGGCGGTGTTACAGTACCAGTCGCACAGAGACGAAATGCTTGGCAACTTAAATTAACTCCTGTTTACGCAGGCGATGGCATTACAATAGTTGACTATACAGTAGCATTGAATCCGCTGTTACAGGCTTTTACAGTTAGTGCTTTACAAAAAGTTTTTGTAAAAGGCGGTGTGTCTCGCTCAC